GGTGGTGAACGTCGTGCACTTAGGTGGTGAACGTCGTGCACTTGAACCAGTAATTAACCATAAACAAAAAAATCATAGGGAGGGATGGGAGCCAAAAGCGACCAATCCCGACCGAAGACAAGCCATTACCAATTTACTCTGATGGGAGAGTACGAAATGGGAATAGATCAAGCAGCGGAAAATTTCTTAGCTAGTGTTCACCCGCTCCCCGCCTTGGGGGCGGTCGCGGGAAATGAAGACCTAGCGTTTGAGATAAGACAGCAAGAAACCACGGTTATGGGCAGATGCTTAGATGACCAGGATTTCGCTGGGGATGTGGATGTCAGGTTGTTTACTGACAACCTTCACCAAGCACTGTTCAAACTAATGCAGGATGCAAGAGCAGATGGCGTTGGCATAGATGCGTCTGTGCTGAATGAACTGGCGTTGACTAAGTTTGATGTTGACCACTGCGTTCAGATCAGTGACTACGAACACATTGGTAAGGACAAAGCCGATTTGTATTTAGATCGGATGCGGGATCGGTTTGCGAAAGCGGAAGCCGAACGGATTGGCTACCAGTTGTCGCAAGGTGGTGATGCTGCGAAAGCCATAGAGCGGTTAGGCCGGTTGCATAGAACTGATCGCAGCTACAGCCATGACCCCAAGCAGTTGGCTGTTAACACGCTGAACATGGTGAACGCTGGCGTAGAGCCGGGGATTAAAACTGGGTTTAGCAAAATCGACAACACGTTTGGTGGATTGCACAAGTCGGATTTGATCGTTGTAGCCGGTCGACCCGGTGGTGGGAAAACTGCGTTGGCCGCGTGCATCGCTATGTTGTCGGGCAAAGCGACGTTGTTTTGTTCAATGGAACAACCAGCCCATCAGATAATGATGCGGTTGTTATCAAACGTGGCGTCGGTTGATGGCAATGCGATACGCAAAAACCAGCTAACTAATGACCAACGCGAAGCCCTAACGGTTGCGGCAGATCACCTAGCCAACTCAGAACTTTACATCTGGGACAAACCCACCGCGACGTTTGCCGACCTGCAACGGGAGGCTAAACGGATGTACGCGGAAAAAAACATTAGCGCCATTTTTGTGGACTACCTTGGCCGCATGAAAGGCGGGGAGGGGAACGCAAAGCATGAAGTCGTGGGAGATAATATTAGAAGCCTGAAGAACCTAGCCCTGACGTTAAATATTCCAGTGGTCGTATTGGTTCAGTTAAACCGGCAAGTCGACAGTCGTGAGGAACTTTATCTCTCAGATTTAAAGGACAGCGGAGACATCGAAGCGGAAGCGGATATGGTGTTGCTGATGAAGCGGCTGGCTGATGACGATGAGAACGCTAAGGACTTCACCAGCAAGATAACCGTAGCAAAAAACCGCCACGGCCAGTGCGGTGTGTTTCACCTTGACTACAAAGCGGCCTACTGCCGCTTTGAAAACCAGCCAGATTTTAAGTTTTGACCAACAGCCGAACCAAGGGCGCAGCCGGTGAACGGGAGGTAATTAACATCCTCAAGCAACACCTGCCCGGTGAAACGATTGAACGCAACCTGATGCAGACCGCTAAGGGTGGTTACGACTTTGTGTTGTTTAACAAATACGCATGCGAAGTAAAACGATACGCCAAGGGCAAAAATTACCTAACAGCGTGGTGGGATCAGGCGCTAAGGCAAGCCAGCGACGTTGGCATGCAGCCGGTGTTGTTCTACAGGTTTGACCGCAAACCGTGGAGGGTGGTCACGCAGTCGCGTGAATTTGAAAGCATCGAACAGTTTTTGGCGGTGGGTCATGCCTAAAGAAACGCGCCAATGCAAAGTGTGCCAACAGGTAAAACCAATCACCGATTTTTATTCGAAGGGCGGGGGTTACCGGGATTGGACGTGCAAAACCTGTCGGCAACGGATGGCTGAGGAACGACGGTCGAACAGCATCGAATCGTTTATGGCTGATCGCCACGCCAAACTTAAAAGCAACCGCATTCAGAAATTTGCGTGGGAAATCGACGTTTCTGATTTGTTGAATTTATGGCGGGAACAGAAAGGCCGGTGCGCTTTGAGTGGCCGACTGATGACCGCGTTCTATGACGGCACTAGGCGTGAGGATCAGGTAAGCGTTGATCGCATACGTCCAGACATAGGGTATTTGCCAAACAACATTCAACTGGTCTGTTACCGGGCAAACATGCTCAAGCATACGTTAAGCCAGCCAAACTTCATTCATTGGTGTCGGCAAATAGTGGAGTACCAAGATGCGGATAAAGATTGATGCGGAGGGCTTGCAGCCCGGCGAAAAGCTGGTGGTGCAATACGAATCAGAGTGGGTGTTGATCGATGAAACCGATGACAGCCCACCGGGTGAAGAACAACCAGAAACGCAACCGTTAGTGCTAACAAAAGTGGTGAGCCAATGAGTATCAGAGCAAACGTATTAGCGGAGGCTAGCCGATTGGTTGAAGGTGAGCGCGACAACGAATATGGCGCGCCTTATGAGAATTACAAACGGGTGGCGATCTTATGGAGCGCGCTGGTCGGCACTAAAATCACGCCGCAACAGGCATCGTTAATGATGTGCGCGCTAAAGCTGGATAGGGCATGGCACAACCCAAGCCACCGGGACAGCTATGTGGATTTGGCAGGTTACGCGGCCATAGGCCGGGAGTGCGCAATTATGGATCACACCTATGCCGTGGCAAAAACAGTCCCAAACTAGGACTCAGGCGCGTTGGACTAATGGCGACTATTCGATCATTGGCCAACTGCGTGGCGGCGACGTTGAGCCGAACGCCATTACATACGTTTTGTTTTACGGCAAAACGACTAACAGAACATATGCAGAGGCGCTGGGCGGTTACACCGACCCAGCCGAAGCAAGAAGGGCAGCGGAGGAACATGCGCTACTTCACAAAGGATGAACTGGTTTGCACTTGTTGCGGCCAGCACGGGATGGATGAGGATTTTATGGCGATTATCGACGGCATGAGGGCTGCTGCTGGGTTTAGCTTCCCGGTCAACAGTGCCTACCGTTGTGCAAACCACCCAATTGAGGCGGCCAAGGCAAAGCCGGGTGCGCACACCACCGGGCTTGCCATAGACATCGGCGTTAGCCGTGGGCAAGCGTTCAAGGTCATTGAACTGGCGTTGTCGGCTGGGATTAAACGGATCGGCGTTAACCAGAAGGGTGCGCATGGCCGATTCATACATTTGGACATTTGCGACAGCAAAATGTCCCCAACCATCTGGTCGTACTGATGTTAGACGCATCTAAATTGATAGAGCCGGTAAGCGGCTTGCTAGGCAAGCTAATCACTGACAAGGATAAGGCTGCGCGGTTAAGCCATGAGATTGCGACGATGGCCGAACGGCATGGGCAGCAGATCGCGCTGCAACAAATCGAAGTGCTAAAGGCAGACGCCAAAGGCAACTGGTTTCAATCAAGTTGGCGACCACTGGCAGGTTATACCTGCGTGCTGGGGTTGATGGTCAACTTCTTGATCGCGCCGATATGCGCAGGGTTTGGGGTTGAGATACCACAAGCAGATGCCGGGGTGATGATGCCGTTGCTGTTGGGGATGCTAGGGCTGTCGGGCGGTAGAAGCTATGAGCGCATCAAAGGAGTCAGCAAGTAATGCAGATCAGCGTTAAATCTAACATCCGGGAAGTGACAGGGCGGCTGCACTTCATCAATAAGAAAGCAATCAAGACAGCCACGCGCAACACGCTTAACGATCTAGCCAAGCAAGTCACCTGGCACAACGTGCCGGGGGGATTGCGTCAGGAAACAAGCAACACTTTCACAAAGAAGTCAGGCGCTAAGGGTGCGACCAACCACACCCGCACCGGATTCTTTTACACCCGCGCTAACAAGCAGAACCTAACCGCGTTTGTGTTCTGGGATCAGAAGCGTGGCGACTACATGAATACACAAACGTATGGCGGCACCCGCAAACCAAACAGCCGTTACATTGTTGTGCCGCACAAAAAGAATGGGACAAAGCTAACCAACGCTCACGGCAATATTCGCTGGGGCAAATACTCAGAGATGAAGCAAAACAAAGCCAAATTCTTTGAGGGTAAGCCGTCAGGGTTTCCCAACGCTAACGTTGGTTTGTGGGAGCGATACCCGACTAGTGGTGGCAAACGTAGCCAGAAGATTAGGCAGATTGCCAGCTATGAGGAGCGCACAACACACAGACCACTGTTCGACTTTGAACCTACCGTTAGAAGCTACGTAGCAGACCGCACACGCGGTTTTACACCTCAGTTCACCAGAAACCTACGGTTGTCGATGAGGCGCTACCGATGAGCGTAGGTACTTCCAAAGCCGTTTTACATGCGGTTATTTGGCGCA